CGTCATCGTACTGGCATCCGTGACAATATAACTCATGAGCTGAGCGGAAAACCTGCTGTCCCTGATATAGGATATGGGGCCCATCTTGGTAAGAGTGTAGCCATTCTTCGTGTCGAAGAACGACTCATAGTCCAGTACAACAATTCTCACGGCGTCTCCTCCAAGCCGGTTAAGCATCACTACTTAACCGGCTTATAATATAACCTAGTCGTTACTGTCCGGGGCTTCTTCCTTACGGGGACGTCCGCGTCTCCGCTTCTCCTGCATATGCACAAGCGCAGCCTCAAGACTGTTCAGCCGGCTAACATGGTCATCCGTATCCACAAACAGTTCCTGTACCTGCTTGATGAGTTCCTGTACGTTTTCCTCCAGCATATTAATACGCTCTTCAAGAGACGTATCTTCCTTCTTCAGATTGTTCAGCCCGTCAATCAGACGGGGGAGAACAATCTTCATCATCTGTTCCTGAAATGTTGCCATAATTACACCTCCTTAAAAATAGCCTGAAGACAACTCGGCGTACTTTTGCGTACCGTCTCACAGAACTGCCACCATTCAGGCAGACGGTGATGTTTCCTCTGCCTGTAGATGTTCTTCAGAACAGCGTAGTTTGCCGTCCACATCCGCCGCTGGAGCCAGCCTGATGGAAGAATGTTTTTAAGCATCATGAAATCCGCATCACTATGGGAAACCCTGTATCTGTTGAGTACAGCGTTCAACTCATTAAGGATTTCATCTGGAATATTACGCTCAAACATATCCTGAGTAATCTTGGGTACAGAGCCAAGGCTGTGCATGGTACTCTCACTCTGAGCCGTAGTACCAACCTTGTACGTATCCATCTCGGACCACCAGTACAGGGGAGCCTGTATGTTATAGCACACGGGAATCTGACGGAGGAACTTGTCCTCACCATTGCCAATACCCGCGAGCCTTTTCATTACAGTCTCTAATCTTTCATCCAGTTCCCCGGGAATATCGTCTATATTTTTCCCGGACGTCAGCCCATATGACAAACCCAGTCCGTATTGTGCGTAGCGCATCCAGTACTGACCATAATCGATAACATCAATCTGCACTTTTCTTCTCCTTTCCCAGCCGGTAGCTTGCTGACGCAATGTCATACCCTACGAACATCCGCTTGGGAAGCCAGCGTCCGCATTCATATCGTGCCATACAGCGCATGAGCTCCGGAAGCCTCTCCAGTACATGGAAGGGCTCATTTACCCCAAGCTTCATCTGATGTGACAGGAAGACAGTATAGTCTTTCTGGTCTGATGTCGAGAATCTTTTTACTATTTTTGCCAAAGTATCTTTGTCATGCCTGAGATAGTATGCCGTTAATATGTGGGCGGCGGCACGTATACCGTACTCAGGCGAAGAGAAAATGACAAAGCCCCTGCGGTCAACCCCGACCTGACCTTTCCACTTCTCCCCATTAGGCAAAGCTTTGATGTTCAGGAAGTTAATGTTCCTGTCAGCCAGCTTGTTGTCAGGTTTGAGCCCGTCATGCTTAGCGATATAAACCGGAACCTCCTTAATCTCAGTATGGACGCGCTCCACGACAACGGGCTTTCTTGCCTCCGCAACAGATGAGTCCTGTACCAATGTAGCTATGATACAGATTGTCAGGACGAAAGCCAGAAGCCCAAGTTCGCAGGCCACCTCCAGTTTGGTTAACGGCATCTTAAGGTCTGCAATAAACTCTTTAATCATTCTCATCATCGCACTCCTCCCACTCACCGTTGTCATTCTTACGGACTTCGACAAGCAGACCGAACGGGTCAAACTCATCCGACCCCCACTCTTCATTTGACATACTGCGCCAGTCTCTGACCCAGTTTTCCTCCTTTTGTTTAGATACGCAGAGCTTCCCCAAGCATACCAAGCAGAGCCGCCGGAATCGCACTGTTCTGACGAACTTCTCTGAAATGCTTCCTGCCCATGACGTCACCGATATAACTACCGCCGTCTCCAATGCCGAGGCCATACACCTCAACGGCATTCTGCTCCGCCCTGTCCAGAGCAGAAGACAGAATAGGCAGGTCATCAGCCATGCCGTCAGTCAGTATGATAACAACATGACGGCGCGCCTTCTCCGTGAAGCAGTCCAGTACACGCATCAGCGCGCTACCGAGGAATGTGCCGCCGTTCGCCTTCATCTTTGTCAGCCGTACCGGAGGCACCGGAGTATGCATATCCTTTACTGACTCCATAATCGAGTTGAAAGACATGACACCCACAGCACAGCCACGGATATTCTGTGTGGCCTTCACGATAGCATACACGGTCTGGTTAACCGTAGAGATACTGTCCCCATACATTGACCCGGACGTATCCACAAGACACATGATTTCCACATCCGGAGTCCGTCCCGGTATATCATGACGGAAAATACGGGCGTCACCGACAGCGGGACGATACAGCCTATGGTTATCAAGCCTTATTCCTACTGACCCAGTACCACGTTTGACAAGAGAACGGGTCTGAAGAACGGACGACATCCTGCTGGCAAGCTGGACAGCCATTCTGTCACCGAGGATAATATCTTCCTGTGACAGCGGATTACAACCAGCAGCCTTTCTTATAGTCATACTACGACATCCCGTATACTTTTCGATGTCGTCCCTAGGCGCAAGCTTTTCAGCGATAGCTCTACCTATATCGAGCTTATGCTTTATATCCTCCGCTCCGGAGCTATAATATCCATGACCAGCGTTAATACTCTTGGCCATGTCCTTTTTCATTGTCTCCCACAATTCCCCGGGGGTTTTGTCACTGCCGATATGCGATTTTGCCATCTTGTTAATGGCCTTATCAAGCTTCTTCTTCAGCGAGGCGGCACGCCTCTGCTCTTCCTTAGTGAGTGGTTTCTGACTACCCTGACCCTGACCCTGACCAGACTGACTGTCCTGACCCTGACCAGACTGACTGTCCTGACCCTGACCAGACTGACTGTCCTGACCCTGACTGTCCTGCTGACTCTGCTTCTCGCCATACTCCTGCTTATAGGCAGAAATTATGAGAGCCTCCATTTCTTCAGCAAGGGACAGGCACTCATTTGAGTTTTTCGTCACAGCCGAACGGGCTATAAGCTTATCAAGCTCAGGAAGAATACTAGGCCACGGGAACGCGTCCCGCAGAACCGCCGCCTCCGGTCTGAGTTCCTGTACGGGAATGCTCCTGCACCCATACAGGATATAACTCAGTGCCTGTTCAAGCACAAGCTCACTGGTAGTGGGCTCTATCTTCCCACGGAACAGCACGATAGCAATACGCCGTAAGTTCTGCCCGCACCCCCTGAACGCCGCAGACATACGGCGCTCTATATACACATCCTCGCAGATGTTCCAGAGAGTCTTCACAAGATAGGACCCTCTGGCGTTATTAAATATTTTTCTGTTCGTATACCGGACATGCCCAGCCTCATGGTCAATGTACCCACGAAGCAGCACCTCCTGACCACGCTCAGCAGTGACAAGCGGCAGATTAATTATAGGACTCTTACCGCGGTAATCTGTAAAGGCACCTGTGCCTGACACCTGTACCTTAACGCCGTATCTTGCCCCCAACATAGACGCAAGCTTGGACATCGAATTTATAAACAGACCAGTATCTGTTGTCATAGTATGCCTCCTTAGAACTCTTCCTCATCGTCATCGTAGCCCAAAATAATGGGCTGATTCTGCACAGGAGCCTGTGCAGATTCGGGTTCGGGTTCGGGCTTGGGTTCGGGTTCGGATTCCGGTTCCTTCTTACCAAGCTTCTCCTGAAGCTCAGCAAGCAGACGCTCAAGCTCAGTCCGCCTGTCTTCCACAGGCTTCGGTTCGGGTTCCGGTTCGGGTTCCGGTTCGGGCTTGGGTTCCGGTTCCGGTTCCGGTTCCGGTTCCGGTTCGGGCTTGGGTTCCGGTTCCGGTTCGGGTTCAGGTTCCTTCACAGGTTCCTGTACAGGGACAGACATGACCCCGCCAGAAGAGAGAAACGTATCCAGTGACGCAGGGTCAGACATAATCTTAAGCAGACTTTTAAGGTCATTAATCCCCTCGTTGCTGTTACGCGCCTTCTTCACAGCGTCATCCAGAGCGGCAATGACAGGCCCCACAAGAGGAAGTGTAATCCTGTACCCCTCAAGCTTCTCCCGCAGGGACTCCATGCCCTTAAGCTTGAAGCCAAACACGCTGGACTTCGGCTCAATAATCTCATACTGCCGCCTGGCAAGAGCGGCAATCTCATCAGTGAACGCGCTGGACAGCACCCTGCCAAGCGGCGCACTGCCGTTGTTACATGCCTCCGGGTCAAGAGCGTACTCATACCAGTCATACGAGTACCGGGAAGCAATGTCCCCGGCCGTAGGAATGGCGGAAGAGATAGCGAACTTCCACTTGTCTGGCGTCTGTGCCAGCCACTCCTCAACAGCCTTGGGAAGGCCGCTGAGAATAGCCCTTACAGCCGCTTCGAAATCAGCCTTGTCCGTATGCAGGAAATCCTCCACCTCCTGTATACGAACCTTAGGAATCAGGAACCCGCCGAGGAAGTGCGTCCCTACACGGACGAGACTGTTCCATGTGCGTGAGCGTATAATCCCCGGCTCACGCAGGTAGTCCTTAGGCAGGAGCTGTTTGCTCCCAAGCTTCGCCAGATAGTCTGGCGGCAGGTTCTTCTGTACTTCCGGGGGGAAGTCGCCCGCAGTAAGCTTTGACATGCCCGTCCAGACCTTAATCTCAGGCATGATAATCACAGAAGAAGAGACAACATCTTTAATATTTACAATCATTTTAAACCTCCACAATACTATTCGAGCACATCATCAGAGCCAGACCCGGACTTACCATCCGCCGTGCCCATAACGTCTTCACCAAATATACGGGACGCCATCTCCAGTATGGCAACCCTGTCTGACACGGAGCACGAGTTCAGTAACGCGATGTCCAGTCCGGTACGGAGAGGACTTGGGCCGTTCGGGTCAGCCATGGATGACACGGCATTTGTCCATTCAGCCCACTGCACGAGTGTTCTCGTGCTGAATGTCTTGGCAACGGGTACGCCTTCCCCCGTACCGACATTCGCCGCCCTTACCGCTGCCGCAAGGGAGACCATATTCCTGACAACATCGTCCGGAATACTGCCCTTATGGCGGGAAACAATAGATACTTCCGTATCCTCATTGAGATACCCGGCCCTGATGACCGAGAACCGGTCAATCAACGCCATGTTCTGCACCAGCACACCGGTATACATACCGGAGTCATCACCGCCGCCATTACTGTTAGCCGTGGCGATGAACCGGAACCGCTTGTGCGGACGGATAATCTCACCCCCATTTTCAGGAATTATAAGCGGCGACCCATCCAGAATAGAGTTAAGACCAACCGCAATAGAGGGGTCAAGCAGGTCAATCTCGTTGAGCAGGAACAGCCCGCCGTCACGCATGGCCAGAGACAGGGGCCCGTACTGAAAGGACATACTCCCATCTTTCATCATGGACAGATGCCCGATAAGGTCAGCCATCTCAAGGCGCCCGTGAGCGGTACACTCATACACTGGCCAGTTAGCCCGTGCCGCCACCTGTTTGATGGCGGACGTCTTGCCACATCCGGACGGGCCAGTAACGTACAGCGCCCCTAACCGGGCACTGAAACGGAGCCACTGTGCAAAGTATTTCTTCGCCCAATCAGGCAGAACATAATCCTGCCTGACCTCAGGCGTATAATCCCCCGGCTTGTCATACCCGGGGAACTTCTGACCATTGGGCTGACCAGTCAGTACAAATCCCATATCCAGATAACAGGCGCGAACTTCATTAGTCATTTTACTTACCTCTTAATTTAAAATGCTATTATTTTTGTTGCGTATGCGGCCATGGGATGGCCGTATACCTCTCCTAATTCACAGAGAACGCAGCGCACCCGATAATGGTTCGCCTGTCCGGAGACTTCACCATATGGGTAGGCACGATTAAATCGTGCCGCTCAGGGAGTGCTTCCTGTACCGCACGGGACACAATAAACAGCGTCCCGGGACGGGGTTCCGGTACGTTAACGGGACGGCCGGGACGTACCCGCACAAAACGGATGTTCCCATCTCTCCCTAAATCCTCTTCCTCCATGCCCACACGGGCGACAACGCCCGATACGGGAATGGTCTCAAGTACAATACTTGTTCCCTCCGCCACAACATTGATGTCGTGCGGAGTCAGATTAATAATTTCCATTTTTCCTCCTGTTTCTCTTGTGGGTTTTGTCGCAGAAAAATACGTGAATTTTTCAGTGCAAAAAATCACATATTTTTGTCGCGGAAAAATCCTGTATTTTTCCCTGCGGAAAAATCAGTTATTTTTCTGTGTAGAAAAATAACGTATTTTTCTGTGTGGAAAAATCGGGGATTTTTGTTGGCCGTCCTGTACTGGACAGCGGACAGCTTGGGACGCTGGACAGTGGACGGGACGCTGGACAGTGGACGGGACGCTGGACAGCGGACAGCGGACAGCGGACAGCGGACAGCGAGACAGCTCTGGACAGTGGACGGGCCATCCTGTACTGGACAGGGGCGGTTCGGGACAGCTGGACAGTGGACGGGACAGAGTGGACAGAAGCACTGTCCCTACTCTAGAATACTAAGAGTAACTCTTGCCTCTTTTTAGTGGACAGAAGATGTCCAATGATTTCAAGGGGTTACAAGCTCTCTGTCCAGCCTTGTCGTGGATTGCCAATAAAAACAGCGGGTTACGCGAACAGGTGGACAGAGCTCCGGAAAACACACATATATATTTATATAATATATATTTATATTTTCCCCCTCCTCCTGACCCCTCTATATTATATATATATTTTTTTTACTGTCCAGATAAAAGAAAATATATATATATAAAGAGAAAAAAGTACAGGAATTTCAACCACTTAGAAAAATGCCTGAATTTCCCGTACTGGACAAAGTGGACAGAGTTGAAAAGAGTAAGTGATAACCCACTGAAATCATTGAACTTTTTTCGGCAAAGGTGGACAGACTTCTGTCCACTCTGTCCACCTGCCCTGTCCACCCGCTGTCCACCTGCTGTCCAGCCTGAAAATAAATACAGTATTTATTTTTCAGGGCGAAAAAATACCGTATTTATTTTTGGGCTGGAAAAATATGCTAATTAAAAATACCGGAATTAATTTCGCCGTGAGAAAAATACCGTATTTATCTTCGGGCGTGAAAAATACCGGAATTAATTTCGCCGTGAGAAAAATACCGTATTTATTTTCGGGCTGGAAAATACCCGAATTAAAAAATACCCGATTTATTTCGACAGCTCCGGTACATCTCTATACCGGAGCTGTCCTACGGGACAATTATCCACAGCTCTCCCCAATAGTTGCTGGCACGCACGTGCACACGTGCATGCCTTTCGATTAAGAGCTAATTAAATGGATAGGGTATGTACCCTATCCATTACTAACCTAGTAATAAACGGGTTGGGGATTTTTCCCCAACCCGTTCCCTTACTTCATAAGGTCACTAAGTTTCCTAAGAAATACAGACTGGTCTTCTTCGGAAAGCTTCGTGTAGGCTTTCAGAAGAGCTTCTACCTTGTCAGTGGTCTTGGCAATATAGGTGAAGTTTTCATTGAGAAGTTCAACCCTTGTCATAAGGTCTTTCTTATCGGGCCATGCCGCCTTAAGCTCTTTATCAGTCTTATGCTCAATGTAGTGGGTGACTTTTTCATTCTTGGTTTCGTTCTTCACTTCACCAAAAAGCAAGAAGGTGAGCTTCTTACGGGATTCGGCAGCTACCTTCCCGCCGATAAGGCGGTAAGCTATGCACAGGTCTTCGACATCTTCAAGAGGTCCCCGGTTCGCAATCCTATTGAATGCTTTCCTTTCGGCCCTTGAGAAAACCCTAGCTAAGCCAGCCTGCACTTTTGTGGCGGCATAGATCTCCGCACCAAACTCAGCATCATGGAACTTCTTAATGAACTTTTCACGATTTTCAGCATTAGTCATTTTGTTTTCCTTCTTATTGGTTTTTATTGTTTTATGTGGCGCTGTAAGTATCGACTATTTCCCTGTACGTCATGGGGCATCCGTACTTGTAGAGGCTATCGTCCCATATAGAGGGCGTGAGTGTGGCCTGCCGTGCCTCCTCCGCGGGACGGAGGGCAAGGGACAGCTAGGGTCTCACATCGTGTATAGGAAACTGGAGTCACGGCGATTCCGCGCACAGTACCACCTAGGTAACTGCGGGCTTTTCGGGTGCCCGTGTACTCTGATAGCGTGCAGGCCGTGACACCCTAGATGGCGTACAGGTCTGTAGTCACATCATATACCGCACGGCATGCCATCAGTACGTAGTAGTGTGCCATCCACTACCTATACTGTACCGGACGATACGTCTTTCTATCCCTATGTAGCGGGGCGCTTTCACCCGCAGCGCTAGACTTACCCGACATCACGTGCCTATTCCAGACACGGGCGGGTTATCTTATATATAAAGAGCTTACGCAGCGAGAGGGAATACCCTCTGGTTTGTACTGACACCATAACCGATTTTGGGTTATACTGTCAACAACTTTTTCTATCTTTTTTCACCTTCCTTTTAGGAGCCTTGTGGGCGGGATGCCCACCTTGTCCAGAGGGCCCGTCCCTCTTGACAGATACAGAGTCTTACATCTTACTGACTTTGTAAAGCACTTTTTTTGGCTTTTTTTATCTTTTTTTGACTTTTTCTATCTGGCCGCTCAGCGGTATCCACTTATCAGCATATCTTCATATCAGCATATCTTCATATCAGCATATTTTCATATCAGCATATCAGCATATCAGCATATCAACATATCTGCATATGTGCATATGTGCATATCAACATATCTGCATATTCACATATCAATTTATTCGAATATAAGCCTATGCCCCTATCAGCATACCCACATATCCACATAACTACATAGTCATATATAAGCATATCAAGATAGCCTTATATAGGGGAGGCCGCCCTGCGCGGCGCGCCGCGCAGGGCGGGGCCTTTGGACGGCCGGCTCGCTTCGCTCGCAAGAGTAGACCTTATATATGTGCGGACACATCTTGACCCCCCCACCCATATTGGACAGGCCCCCCGTATTTCCCCAGAAAAGTCTTGACTAATTTTTTATTATACTGCACAGTTTCAACAACATTTCCAAATGGAGGAGTACAGGATGCAGAAACGTATCGCCATATCCAAGATTACTGATGACCCTGACCTGTTCAGGCGTATCTATAACTTCTGTCTCGATGGTTACGTGGTTCTTATCCGCGGCTTTGGAACGTTCCGCCTGAGGCGCAGGGCGTCCCGTATGGGCCGCAACCCCCGTACCGGTGCCAAATACAGGATTCCGGAGCGTGAGGTTCTCGTGTTCAAAGCCTCTCCGAGTATCCGTCTTGAGTATGATAAATAGCACCCTGAGGGTTCGTCATGAAGTCGAGAAGCAGTTACTACAGATACTATTATGATGAAGAGTGGGAAGGACAGGAAGGCAGGAAGCGGTTCCGCCACAACGGCAGTTCCGTTTACAGCCGCAAATGTCATGACTGCGGAAAGCCAACCAACGATTACAGGTGTCCGAAATGCTGGGCCCGTATCCGCGGTGATTCTGTGAGTTCCTATTCTGATGTGGATACGGAACCTTACACAGTTTCTCTTTTCAGCCATTAGGAGTTTTATAATGACCAGAGCCGAATGCCTTCATACAGCTGAGGAAATTGTTACGAAAGACCGCAACAGTCAGTACGGGGAACCAGAGGATTGTTTCGCTCTGATTGCGAGACTCTGGACAGACTATACCGCAGTGAATCTGAGCTCCGCCGATGTTGCCGCTATGATGATTCTGCTGAAAGTGGCAAGGGTCAGGAACGGTAAGGCGAAAGATGATTCATGGGTTGATATGGCGGGATACGCCGCCTGCGGTGCCGAGTGCTCTATGTGGGATACAGGTAAGGAGGGTTAAGATGGATAGCCGTATAATAATCAATATTACCGATGAGGATAAGCAGGATAGTAGTCTGACTGATGATGGGAGGGTTCTTTTCACTCTCATAAGCCGCATTGCCAAGGCGGAGAAGAAACATCCTAATTTCGCCGATGGGATATACCAAGGCGTGGGTGTCATTGGTGAGGAGTACGGAGAGCTCTGTCGGGCGCTCAATAAAGGCGAGGGGGAGGAGCGTGTCATGGATGAGGCGTTTGACCTCCTGTGCGTGGCGTGGCGATTCTGCCGGGGGGACTGGAAAAAGAAAGGGGAGTGACCTTTTTAAGTACAGGGGGCAGGAACCATGCGCGCGTCTGACATATTTGATATTCTCCTCTTTACTCTGAGACAGCTTGGGCTCTTTGGGC